TTACGGGCCAAAGCATTAGTCCGAAGGAGGACTACTAACAGCCTGTATTTTTTCATGTTGGAGAGTGGGCCGAATTTAATATTATATATATTATATATATATAGATTTTTCGGACTACTATCAGATCAATCAAAAAATTAACTTATTCGCTTTCAAGATTTAGTCGTAAAGAGTAGATAGTTTGATTGCCTGGACCGCCCGTTTCGATGTCAATTTTGTCCTTAATTTCGGACAGAATCTTGGTAAAAATGTGGTTATCTATTCGATTATTTGTTTGCTCTTTTAGGAGGGTAATTGCTCGCTCTCTTCCGCAAATCGGCTTATCTTTTAACAGATCGAGGAACTTCTCGGATAAGGCCTCATTAATCTTTTTTTGAATTGTGGAGGTTTGACCTGGCTTTCTGAACTTAGCCTCGAGGTCGGGCTTATGTCGGAAAAGGGGGAAGGTATCGGCAGAGAATTCGAGGACTTTGGGGGGTGAGAATGGGCAGTTTCGGGAGGTGGTTTCGAGGACTAAGTGTTCCTCTTCCTCGTGGGCGGTGAGGGTGAGGATAGCATCGGGATCACGGGCAAAGACACCTGAACCACTCGCTCGGTCGATGTGATCGGTTTCTGACTTGTTCCCCTTGGAGAAGTGGTGGGCAAAGACTATTGCGGCACCGGTTTCCTCGGAGAAGTCTTCGATTAGATTGACAATTTCGCCTACAGCCTTGGCATCGTTCTCGTCTATACCGGTGGCTAATTTATAATATGGGTCGAGGATAATTAATTCGTAATTCCTCCTTTCCACTCGAATCTTGGTTAGGAGGTCCAACAATTCAGTCCGGTAACCTCGTAGTGGCCAATAGTCTAGCCGAGGGTTTAGTGGCATCTCTCCTTTAAACATGGCCTTGGCTACTCGCTTTATCCGATCTGTACCGAAGAATTTCTTCAGCTCGAAGTCTAGGTATAGAACCTTACTCTGCTTAACCGGCATCCCCAGCCACGGCATCCCATTGGATGCGGCGATGGCCAAGTTAATGAGTGACCATGTTTTACCGGCTTTCGAGGACCCCGAGATGATCATCTTACATCCTTCATGCAGACATCCCTCGATAATCTCTTCAAGCTCGTTGGCGGGGTTAGTGGCGAACTCCATGCACTGACCGAATGACATGATATCGGGTAGTGGTTTGGGATCGTCATTCCTCACCTCGATTGATCGGTTTGGCATATTGGTGACAGTTGGGCTGTCGAGCATATATTCCAGTTCTATCGCTTTAAGCTGTGCTTTATAATATGGGTCATTTTCAGGTCTCATTATCTTTTATGTGATTTTTGATTAGTGTTAAAATTATTTGGGGCTTTAAATTTATGTGATTTCTGACAAGCACAATAGCATCCCCCTCGTTCATTCGGTCGGCCATTCTCATCGCTTTAACGGGCTTAATGCCTAGCTGAATAAACCGTCGTACGATGGTTGCTTTGAGGAGAGTATTAATCATTCCCGCCAAAATAAGATTGGTTGCTGGGCAGTATATTTCTCGCCCTTCTCAGTCTTCGGCTTGCGGGTTCCCCAAGGCAGTCGGACTAATCCGAGGGGTGAATTATAAATCGATGGGTCTGCTCCGAGCTTCATCGACATATGTTTAAACTGATCAGCCTTACCAGGTATCCAATCGTACCAGCAGTGAAGACTCTGCCCGCCACTATCGACTATCATCTTGAGGGGGCAGATAGATTCAAGGGCAAGTGCCGGTCCAATCTGTTCGGCCTTGGTCCATGTCGGGTCATCAATTTCGTGGACTAAGTACATCCGCTCACCGGCATTCTCTTTTACCCGAGGACCGATATCCTTGAATGGGTTGTACGATATAAATTCCATCTGCCCTACCCCTTGAGATATTCCCCAATCGCCCGCTGACTTAATCATCGTATTATATTTATCCGCCTGGATGTTTATCCACTGGTCAGGTCGGAACAGCTTGGAAACCGCCTCCTCGGCATTCAAAGGAATGGCGGCGGAGCGGAGTTGTAGCATCTCGAGATCCTCGGGCCTACCCTTTGAGCTTGTTGAGATTGTGGTATCAATAGATACTTTCTTGGTTGGGCTGATAATCTTCTCACCTGACAGGATTTGATATGCACCGGTGAGAGCGTTTCGGATCTCGTTTGGTTGGAGTGGTCGGCGGGTAAATTCCTTTGCGACCTCGAGGCAGTAATCATGTGCTTTCTCAAAGTCTGATTGATGCATGGCGGCACGGAGGGTAAGGCGGGCAATAAAGGTATGATGGCCAAAGTCTCCTTGCGGGAGCCGGTCAAAGAACCCCGCCATATCTGCTGATAAGATTGCCATTAGTCGGAACCCTCTTCCCTAATAAACTGCTGTATATAATCGGTAATCTTCGTAATCGCCTCGGTTTCAATCTTCCGAATTGTTCTCCGAGGAATCCCTGTTTTATCCGACAGTTCCCTTTGGGAGAATCCATCGTGGTCTTCGGGTACTTTGAGAAGCATATTTCTAAGCTTTGCTTCCGTGGCCATTTGCTTGGCTATATCCCTAGCTTTTCCCATCCTCACCCACCGACACCCATTTATCAATCATCCCTTTAGGAAGTCCCGCCTCAGAGACATGGTTATCATTCGGATCGGGTTCATGTCCCTTCCGAGAAATGTGAACGATTTCCGTCAGTATTTCATGGGTATGTCCCCATCTACGAATCGCCCATGCTTCGTTGGGAAATCTTATATCATCGAATACAATTGTTTTCTTACCGATGTAAGGGAGAGCCGCCTTGTAGGCTAAGTCGACCCATATATTAGCATACCCCGCTGGTCCTTCCCTTCCCCAAGTAGTCCCGAGTTCTTGGAGCATCTTTCGGGCATTAATCCCATCGGGGAAACCAGGTATTGGTTCTTCCTTAAAATGCAGATATTTCTCTCCTGGCAATATCACCTTGAGCATTTCTTTAATAGGAGTGGCGAAGGATAGTATTACCGATCCCTCGATGGATTTAGCATAGGTCGATTTACCTACCGCCTTTGGACCTGTTAGGCCGATAATTTTGTGGTTCATGTAGTGTAGAATAGTGATGTTATTACTGTTAGTACGAATGCGGCCACGATGTAGGCGAAGACGAGGACTGCGGTGACGAATAAGGCGATTAAGCCGATGATTCGGAGGAGGTTCATGGCCTATTGATTTTGTAAATATTAAGCATGAACTCGTATAATTTGACACAATCAGCTACATGACCCTCTCCAATATTTCTAATGGAGATAAAAGCGGATTCAGGTGTATTAGCTTTTCCTACGAACTTAAAAAAATCAAAGACTGAGGCGGAACGAACCCCGCAATGTTCACATACCTTTTTAGATGATTCTAATTTCCTTAATATATTTAATGTAACCTTTTTAGGTACTACCCATGTCTTGCCATCTATCATTAATTTTTCACCATGCCATTTGGAAAACGGGATTGTTTTTAATTTCTTTTTGCGTTCTTTATCCATCAGTAATGCGTTTTAATTTCCCCCTCCGCCGCCAAGGGTAGCCCAGGCATATAGAGAGGTTCTTCGGTTAGTAGTTTGATCATTAAGTCGAGTGCCGCCTGTCCCTCCGATTCGGCAACTTCGACTGTGACAGAGTCATGAACATGAAGGACAACAGGCAGACCAGCGGCCTCAATCTTTAGGAGAGAATCCGCCATAATATCCCGAGCGGTTGCCTGAACTAAGTTCTCAACGAGGAGTCCGCCGTACAATTTCATCGACCCTTGCCCTCTTACCTTCTGACCGGTCAATTCCTTGCCGTCATCCTTTACATTAAAATATCGGATCAGATTCCCCGATCTCATGTTCATAATTGCACACTCGGGAGTATGCTTGGCCTCCTCTCGGATATGGTCCTCGCACTTCTTCCACAGTTCGACAATCTTTGGGTTCTGATTTCTAAAATCTTTGACCTGTTTTCGGGACTCAGCATCGGTCATATTTAATTTCCCACCGGTTAAAGCCTGTGCCACTTGGCCGAACTTCTTCGGTCCGCATCCGTAGCCCAAGCCCAACACACGGGCTTTGCAGAGATGACGAAGTTCGGGGGCTAAATCCTTCATCGGTTCATCCTCATTATAAAGTCCAGTCGCTCGGCCATGTGCCTCGTATAAGTCTATCCCGCCTCTGACCAAACCTAAGAAATCAAAGTCCCCGCAAAGATATGCTAATACCCTCGGCTCGATTTGCGATAGGTCGGCAGAAACCATGACTCGGCCTTTACCAGGTGTCAGACATTTCTTGGCCGATGTTCCTTCCACCTCGTCCCGAGGAATGCCTTGAAAGTTTAATCCACCCGCTCCACTCCAGCGACCGGTATGCGGCGCACCGCAATATTTTAATCGGGTGGAGACTCGATGATCGGGTCGGACTCGTAAGATCATACTGATATATGTCTGTCTCGCTTTGTTGGCTTTCCTCCACCTTGTCATCGCCTCAAGGATCGGAGCGTATTGGGGATTCTTAGCCTTCCAAAGGAGTAGTTCCGAATCACCCTCCTGAGTAGACTTTGGAGGTTCAACATTCTGCATTTTTAAATAGGCGGCCATAGCAACAGTCGAAGTCGGTTCACCTCCACCTGGTCCAACCCAAGGCAGAAAGGTTTCGACCTCTTTCATTATCGCTTCGGTCTTATTAATATAGTCTTGGCAAAGTTTCTGATCGATTGCCATCCCTCGGCTTGCCGTCCTCCGGGTAAATGCGGACAGCAAAAATTCCTTTTCAGGGAAGGAGGTTTTCAGTTCATTATAAATCCGAATACACGCTCGGGAATCTCCAAGTGCATACTGCTTAAAAGATTCATTTCCGAGGATCTCTTCGGGTCGAAGTCCGCTCATCTCATTGCGGGCATTTTTATTAAGTTCTTCGCCAAATAATTCTTTATGACAGCCCGCCAATGACCTCGGCAACTGATGCCAGCTCGCCATATCCGCCGTACAAATCCATTCGCTAGGAGTGAACTGTGGCATCTGACCCCTCGCCATTGCCATTCTGCAACAGACCGAATCAAACTCTGCATTATGGGCGCAGATCGATTGGCCGTTTAGGCGGTCCACCGGTAAGTCCCTTGGATCGCCAACCCATTCAAATCCGTCATCCGATACCAGGCTAACTATGGTTACCCGAAAGTCAGGGTGCTTGACATAGCGATCCAATCCCATCGTGGCCACGCTGTACTGCTTGGACCAAACTGTTTCCACATCCAAGGCGATCAAATCCGATCCTCCTTCAAAATTGTTTCTGCGGACATTACCGCATTTTCGAGGGTCGGATATTCCAGTTCGGGAAGGTCGGGAGTATCCAGCTTGACCCGCCAATTCATTTTATCGGTGTCGAGGATTACATCCGCTTGTCTGCTTCCAACCTTTACGACTACCTTCTCGCCTCGAGGTAAGCCCCGTCCCATTTTATATTGTGTTTTCATTTCAGCTTTTTCCTAGCACCAGGTAGGCTTGGGCTGTTATAAATTTCGGAAGTAGTAAAAACCGGAGTCTGTTTACCGTGTGGATTAGTCTGATATTCCTTAAAATATAGTTTCTGTTTTAATTTCTTTTGCATTTTGATTCGTTTCATAAAATTACCTTTCCAATCTGTTTCCCGATCCACTCAGCCACATTGACAGTAACTGCGTTGCCTTGCTGGCGGTATCTAGGTCCATCCGCCTGTTTGACCACCTTGCCGGTAGCCTTCCACTCGTTCCCCTCAAGGATCAGTTCCATCTTTTCGGCCGTCCAATTATCGGGGAATCCCTGTAGGCGTTCGCATTCGATTGGAGTGAGTCGGCGGACTGTTAGGTTTTCTCGGACTCCCATTTGCAGATTGCTCGACTCCGAGTTCATCTGACAATTTATCGTCCCACTAATATCACCCTCCCATGCCGCCTTGTTTGATCGGTCGGATGCGGTAAATGCCACTCCAATAGTCGCATTACTGCCCAAGGCGGGTGTATGCTCCTCGCTGTGGATCGGATCTTGCGAGGCATGAAATGCCACCCCCACGCCTTCCCCGCCTTGCTGGCTACGCAGAGTTACCGATACATCCTCGGAAGCCTTGGGGGTTGTGTCTCCGTTCCATGAGACGACTGCATGATGGTCGCCCTTCGTTAAGGTTGGAGATGGATCTCCCTCTTGGCCTACACCTAGACCATTACCCTTGCCGTCAGACTTTTCTCCCCGCTTGCCAGCATGGCGAGTTGCCATGTCATGGATGGGTATGGCTTTTGGTATAAAAAAACTTTCAGCATTCTGTACCATTTGATTATTGGTATGCTTCGCAAGCTCTCCTGTTATAGTGGCACAGACTTCAGGTAACTCTAACTTGTGGCCACCCTCTCCAACGCCCTCTCCAGCATTTCCGGCAGTTCCTTTCCCCGCTTCTCGGCTCGGCGCAGGATGCCCTGACACGCCTTCGGAGAAAGCGAGTATTTCGGATGTGGATTCGCCTCCAAAATCTGCGACAAGGAACACACGCTTGCGTCTTTGCGGTACTCCGAAGAATTGAGAATCCAATACTGAACATCCGACTTCACTCGCCCCGATGTTGTGTAACTCTCGGATGCACCGCGCAAAGTCGTAACCATCTCCGCTAGAGAGCAACCCTTTGACATTCTCAGCGAGAGCGATGAACCGATTTCCGCCAGCTCCTCCTCTCCGAATAGCTCGCTCTGCGAGTTGTTTAATGATGCGACACGCTTCATAGAATAATCCTGACCTTTTTCCATCTAATCCCTTTCTTTTACCGGCCACGCTCAAGTCCTGGCATGGAAATCCGTATGTTATAAAATCAGCATCAGGTAAGTCCTCTGCCGTTACTTTTGATACATCGCAGAATAAAGGAACATTCGGCCAACGATGCTTCAACACACCCGCCGCATTCTTATCCCATTCCACTTGGGCAACACATTCATGCCCCGCCTGTTCCATGCCGAGATCGAATCCACCGACCCCAGCGAATAAACTAATAAACTTCGCCATCTTCTTTCGTCCCTTTCTTCTTATTCCTAAAATCCAACTCATGGGCTGGCTTAGGGCGGACCCTCGGAATCCCCGTCCGAATGATCCGCCCATTTTTATAAGCCAGTCTGTTCTTCTCCCAAAATCGGTCGTATGCTTGGCTCACCATTAAGCTAAACTCTTTCCACGATTCGCTCATCCTAAAGAGTCCATGTATTCCTTAAACTCAGGGTCTTTCAGATGTAGGTCGGTGATGATTAATCCGAGAACATAGCGAGAGACCGACAATTCGTATTTGTAGGCCAGTCTTTTCACCGCATCTTTCATGCGGTTCGGGCAACAAATATTAATTGCCGACTCGTTCATGGCAGATCCAAAGATGTACCCAGGAGTTTTAAACCGAATGTTTTTACTCGGCATCTGCACATTCCTCCAATAATTCCTCTTCCCGCTTGGCCTTTGCCAAAGTCATGGCACAGCGTTCCTCCTCCTCCGGCTCTTCTTCCTCCGGTACATTATGCCAATATTTATTCTCCATGACTTCTCGGATCGTAGTTCTTAAGACTCCGCCATAGCTGGCAGAGGGCGGTAAAATCGACCCATGCTTTGGCGAGGGCTTCGGGGGAATAGCGGATAACTTCAAATCGACCCATTTGGGTTGAGCTTATAAAGCAATTGGCTCCGTGTACTCTATGCCCCAACACCTCCTCTTCGCCAAACTGAGTTGCGGCATAAGCGGCTATTTGATGAATCTGAAAGTCGTAGGCAGTAATTTTCTGACCCTCCTTCGTCTTTCTAGTTTTCCAGTCTAATATAAACTGCTGACCCTCACTCCCGCGCCCCACTATATCCACCGTTCCCGCGAACCCATGCTGTAGATTAACGAGAAGTTTTTCTCTAAGAGTAAATGTCAATTGGTTTTCCTGTTTCCAATCGAGTGCCGGTTGGATATATCCGAGTAATTCGTCAGGTATATGCTGACCTTCAAAATAAGCTTCAATAGCATCGTGAACTTTCGTTCCGAAGTCTGCCGCCTCTTCAACAGGCTTTTCATGCTGAACGAGGCATCGGTCTGCATAACTTTCGTAACTCTCGTCAAGCTTCGCCGGATTATCAAATGCTATACGAAGTAGCTGGTCCTGTTTCCATCGCTCAAGACCAGGCTTGGCAAACAGGCCAAGAAGAGTTGTTACGGATGGAAATAGTCCATGCTTCTTAGCATCTCGAAGTGTAGTATTCCGTTCGCCGTCTCCTTTAGCTCGAGGCATGGTATGCATGGCCTTTCCCTCTCGGGTGTACCAATGTCCACCACTACCTCTTTTCGGTTTTGCTTGTAGAATAGCCACGGATTACCTCCTTCCCATATTTCCAAAGAAAGATTACCAGGTGGATTGCTCTTTTCAGATATTTCATCCTAACTTCGCCTCCACTTTCTTTACTAAGGATTGCAGTGAAGAATCAGTTTCAATATATCCACTATAATTCTTCCAAGTAGATGAAACTTGACTGTGGTCACGATCAAATGCTTTCCCGATATCCACACAAGTTTTACCCGTCTTTAATCTGCTTAAATAAATGGCGATAGAACGGGCGAGGGATACTTTTTGAGTTCTCCCCCGCCCATCTATATCACTTATCTCTACCCCCAAAGTTTCAGCAGATACTCTCTTAATATCTTCAATGGTCATGCTCATAGCACCATGTCAGTTATTACTGCCGCCCATCCGATCATTAGTAATATAGCTATCGGATTCATCAGAAAGGTACATTTGTGGACTGAGGTCCGGTGAACTGAGTTCCCATCGTTGCCTGTTGTGGTTGAGGGGCGGGCTGTTGTACAGGTTGCTGTACAGGTACTTGCTGGGGCTGATCGACTGTTACCTGAGTGGTCGCTTGCATAGGCTGACTTTGAGGCACTTGCTGAATCGGAGCTTGCATCGGTTGAACCGGTTGAACTACAGGGGCATTCTGAACCGGTGCGGGTGCTTCGTCTCCGCTCGGGATGACAAATCTTGACCTGTCAGGTATTTGATTTTCCATCCCCGCCATGACCGGCATGATTGCTGTGATATCTGCATACTCTCTGCCTTTTTGACTGGTCTTGTGGATGATATTTAATGTAGCACCTTTGCCCACCATTGTTTCCGTATCAAATCCGCTAAATGGCATCGTTCCGTTCCAGCTTGTCAGAGTTTTGAAGAGCTTACTCTTTTCGTTTAAACTGATTGTCATCTCGCCAGTTTGAATCATTGTCCCATCGGGAAGTCCAAAAAGAAACCTAGTGAAGTTCTTTGTCTCGATTATGCTCGGATCTTCGTAGCTTGGACGCTGAATCTGCAAGCTGTCTTTAACTGCCAAACAGACTGCAAATGTCTGTCCCGCTGGGGCGAGTGTAGTTAGTGGCCAGCCTGTGATTGGTCCGCCTGTGTTACTTGATTGCTGTAGTATTGCCATGATATGTATTTATTTCTATCTCCATTTTTACGGGTGGAGGCCCATTATTGATTAATAAGAAAGTGTCTTAGTATTAGAATCGCATCGGCGGTCTTGAGGGTAATCCCTTTAGTCGATGGAAAGAATCGCTTGGCATGATTCGCTAAAACCTTTTTGCGTTTGCCCGAGGTTAACTTAGTTAGCCCACTTAGTCCTTTTTGCCATTCTTGAGGGCGGACTAAGGTAAATGGAATGCCAGCAAATCGAAGGACTCCTTGGATAAATCCATAGTTTTCGCCTAGTTTAAATGAAGACGAGCTAGGGATCAGCTTGCCAGCGAAGGGTGGGACTAACTCGACTACCGCTTCAACTGATTCAACATCGGGGTTGTCTAAAATGTCTTCGATATGTTCAACAAATTCAAAGTCCTCCCCGATGGAGAATAAATGAATACTATTCAATCCTCCGTAAGCGATTGCGTAACCGCCACTCTTGCCAGGATCGATTCCGATGGTGACCTTCATGCGGCCTCCTCGCTAAAGATGGCGATTACTTTTCGGACATCGGAAGCCAAATAATGCTGGCCTCTTTTACGAATGCCGAACTCTCGCTTAAAAGCATTGAGAGCTTTATCAGACTTTAATCTGAATATTTCTTTGACCTCACATTTAGTGAGGAATAGACTGTGATATTGGTTTAGTAGTTTTTCCATTTTGCCGGTAATGTTAAAACCGGCTGGAAAAAATCTAAGGTCTACTTACTAACTTTTTTTGTTGAAATAGGCCCGTAATGCATATAGGGCGAAACAAAACCTTCGCCAGCCGGTACTTATTAAGAATTTTAAAGAGCAACTTCAACCCATCCACTGGGTTAACTTTCTTCTTAAAATAAAAAAATAATATCATGTCAATAAAAAGTTTAAAAAAGTTTAAATTAGTTTGAATTTGTACACATATAGGCTGTTAATATTCATTTTTTCCTATTTTTATTTGATTCTTTTATCGTTCTTTTAGCTCGAAGTAAGCGGTAATAATTTGAATCGCCTCGAACTTTTTTCTTACCATATCCAGCCTGGCCACCAACTTGGCCCAATAGCCTAGCCGCCTCTTTGACCTTGTCCTTCCTATCAATGATGACATATTGAATGCGTTCGCCAGTTGCACAAATAGTATGTCCATGCCACTCATTATTACTTACTTGAGCTAAACTGTCACTATTCATATTACACCATAATTTCCACTTCCGATGGACCGCTTCTGGAAGTTTAAGTCTCATATGCCTAAAATCTTGCGCAAAGCACTTACGAGTCTCACCCTTGTAGTATAATGTAGCCGCTAAGTCGTTTATCCATTTTTTAGTTCCTTTTCTCATTTTATCCTTTCGCTAGTGGTTGCGTACAATATTGTACCGCATTCAGCCATGCAAGGACTAAATTGCTATAAAATGGAACTATTCTAACGCAAGGGTTAGCGAAAGAAATATGAGGATTTTTAATACTTTACTCATGTGACTTTCAGTTATTTGATTGGGAATGGTTAACGATCCTAATTCATTCGAGGCAAAGTTCCCAAAGTTTATCATCGGCGATACCGAGGATCGAACATTCGTAGTCCACCTCCACAGCCCAAAATTTGTAGCTGAACTGATAGAATCAGAAGATGGCGAAACATTCGACCCTACCTTTATCGATCCTCCTGGTAATGACCCCGCCCTACTAGCCAAGCTAATGCGAGAGGTCGGAGATTTCTACATCGAGGAAATTGAGCGGGAATAGATTACCGAAATCTTTCGGATAACTTAGCACCGGCACTTGCGGTTGGGGCCATGAAGCGATTACCAGGCATCGAGGGTGCTTGGCGGGTAATGCGATTGGCGGGTTGGCGGGTTGGTGCTTTGGGGTCTGAGGGCATATAGTTTATATTCCTCTCCCCCGCATCGAAGGTTCCCCGATTGCCTGTGGCCGATTTGATTTGTTCGGGGGAGAAGGCGATGTGGATTTTTTCTCCACCTTCACCAATTACAATAGCACCATCATGCTGACCGCTTTTATTAGCGAATCGTATTTCTGGACTAAATCGTTTTACTGCATTATTAGGATCAGACTTTGGTGCTTTCAGTATTAATGGATTTTGCAAAGATAAATAGGTCGGAATAATACGGCCAATAATATTTCCATGCCTTGCATAGGAATCAGCTCTTATTTCGTCCCCAAAGAAAAAGCCTAAGTTATTAGTACCTTTCGCTCTTCTCCCAATTTTATTTGCATCAAAGGTATTAAACTCTCCGCCAGGAGTCCCATGATAAACCACCAACGGCTCGCCGTTCTCATCGACTACCTTGGACTTGCCGAACCACTTCTTAAAGTATGGCGAATCCGTACCCTTCTCCTGCCATAGCTTTGCGGCCTCGGCCACCTTCCCCTTCCCCGCACCAGCCTCGGAGGCCGGCATGAAGAGTTTTTCGGTAATTGCGACATCGGCTTCATCGAAGATTACATAATTGTAATCGCCCTCGCCTTTGGATCGGGATGAACCATCGAGGTATTTGATGCCTGGTATGCCGGCTTCTTTTAGGGCGGCGGAGCTTTTAGGCTTACTGCCTAATTTTCCCGCTAGTTCGCCATAAATCACATCACCTTTTGCCTCAATGTCCTTCCAAAATTTTGGATGAGTTGCACCACTATCTCCTTTTCCTCGAAAAGTTGTGTTAAGTCCGAACTTTTTAATTATAGGCTCAATCTTCTCCCTCACTCCCTTGGGTTGCTCGGACAGAGGCTTATCCCATAGCAGATACTCGTTCTCCTTGGGGGCGAGTTCGACTTTGTAGAGGGAGCCAGGTTCAGTAAATTTTTTATTATGTTTAAGAGTTAATTCTCTGCTTTCTTTAGTTAAATCGTCTGCTTGTTTGAGTAACTTTTTAGATTTTACTGAATCTTTATCTTTAAAATACTTCGATTTTATTCTCAAATCTGCAATTTCCTCTCGCATACCCTCAAGTCTTGCCTCTAGTTCTTTTAGGCCCTTCATATCTTTCACATTTTGTCGATAATGCTCCGCCACTTCCTTTTTCCCCGCAAAGTAAAGCCCATGCCCATAGGCTTGCGCACCCTCGCCAGTACCGATGGCCGATGTTCTGAATCTGCCGAAGGGTGCTCCTGGCTCGGCTGAAAAGGTGTGCGGTGTGCCGTGGTAGGCGGGAGTATAAAGTTTCTGAGCCTCGGGTGACATTAAATTAATAACTCTTTGCTCGTTTACAGGTGATGCTTTTCCTGATCGTTCCGCATTAAATACTCGATCTAATCGGAATGTCTTTGTGGCTGGACCAAATGGGTTATGCTTTTTATTAATAGCCGCCATATTATATCCGATTGCATCTAGCACTGGATTCATAGCGACTTGAGACTTGGTAATTCCACCATGCAATGCATTTAGGAAGTTCAACTTCTTATTTGCGATGACAGGATCGGCATCTAGTCCTGTTCTGCCGTCAATGCCGTTGGCCGTATTCTGCCTATAAAGTGAAAATGCGTCCCAAACGGCATTGTCGTTCCCAAATAATTCATCGTACATCCCGATTAATTCGTCAGGTAATTTCTTTGGCTGTCTTTCGCCCTTTAAAAATTGTAAGTTTTTCTGTATCTGATCGACATCGTGAAGGCGGACGAGGATGTTACCCTGTGCGGTAAGCTCAAATCCGTAAGGCATTGTTGTACGAACTGCAAATGGTACGGCCTTGGGTTTTCTGCCCTGTGTGGCGGAATAGTATCCGATGAGCATACCCGCCCTTTCTCCATCTCCCTGTCTTAATGCTCGGGAGATTTCACGCAAGGCGGCTATTTGTCTTGGATGGATTGGTCCTTTAGCGAGTTGATCAATAACTGCCTCGCTGAGTGCTGGTAAGTCCTTGGCGAATGGCCTACCCTTGTCGTTGGTTTCTACATCAATTCCATTCTTCCGCAATACATCTGCGGCATGATCTCCTGCGGCCTGAGATACTTTATCAGCTTCACCCTTTGTCATGCGGATCGGATTGCCGAGTGTATCTTTTTCAATCTCTCCAGTTTGTGGATCGGTCTTATAGATTCCGCCCGTGTTTAATTTATCAACCACATTGGGGTTCTTCTGATCTTCAACTGTGTAAAGAGTTTCAAATTCGTCATCGATTGGTTTCTTACCTTCAGTCTTGCGAGTCTTTCCAGTATTCGGATCGGTAAACTCAGAACCTTCAATCTCTGCCTTCTTTAATCCTCGGACATCTTTGTAATACTTTTCGATTAAATTCTGTAACTCGGGTATCTTTCGGAGTTTGCCCTTAAATAGATCAGTCGAAGTAATAAATTTGCCATCTGCATTGAGTGGCTGATTTAATTTAAGGAGAAAGTCACGAAGGAAAGACACTCCAGTTAATT